ATCGGGAAGTAATATTGGAATATATCTTTCATCTTTTCCTGCAATCTTTACTTTTCTTTTGGCGTATTCCACCAAACAGGAAAACTCTGCATTTGATATTTTGTAACCGTCTTTCTCTAACTGCGATTTTACACTCTCGTATTCTTGCATTTTCTTCGTGCCTCCCTGCGCCTGGCTTTAATAAACCATTCGATCGGGAACATAATCGGGATGATTGCCCATTCACCGCCGATTGCTGCATATCCACGCTGAGCATATGCCATCCGCACTGCTGCCGCCATTAATAAGCAGCCTGTGCTTAATGCAATCCAATGTTTTACAATCCATCGTTCCAGCATTCTTGCCTCCTATCTATAAAAGGAATGATTTCCCATAGTAAAAAGATATTCTGTATTGTTCTCCATCCAAGGTGAACTACCAGTTCTGCAGAAATATAACGCACCTTCCGTATCGTCCCAGTTTTCATATTGGACCATATATAAAGCCTTATAACATTCTGCATCTGGTTCAACATCCCAGTATCTTCCATCATCTAAAACCGGTTCAAACTGTCCCGGCTGAAATACAACAGCCTCTATACTGTCTGGAAATTCCTCACTCTCAACTCGGTTCAGAATTACATTCATTACAAGAGCTTTTCCCTCAGTTCCTTCTCCCTCTGCTTCTGCCATTGCAATTCTCAAAAGGATATCGGAATCTTTACGGCTCCAGTTCTGCTCATCTTCTGATATAGAAATATATTCTGCATCTCTTTCCGGTGCTTCTGTATCGGATCTGGTTTCTATATATTCATCCTGGGCAGCCTGTATTGCTGTGTATGTAGATGCTTCTGCTTTGTTGTCGGCCTTTAATACGATTGTTACCTGAGCTGCCAAAAGTATCATTGCCGCATCTACCGCATATACTTTTAATTTTCTTCGTGTACTCCTACGCACTTTTTACCTCATCTTTCTCATATGGATTTACAAATATACCAAGATCAATGCCCTGTGAAGCTCTGATTTCTTTTATAATCTCAGCATCATTTTCCATACCGTACTTTTCTTTCAAAATCCGTATCAGCTTTTCTTTCAGTTCCATTCGTATCAGCCTCTTTCATTTACTTCTGGAATTTTTCAGCCAACATTCGTAATTCAGATATCTCTGTTGCCAAAATTTCCAACTTTTTCACTATGCCATCGAACTCTTCCTGCTCGTCCTCTGTAATTTCTCCATCTTCCGCAATCATGAGTAGCCGTTTCTTCACGGTCCGAACAACTTCCTCATCCAGACTATTCAATATTTTTACGGTGATGCTCTGCAATCCACTAACCTGTGTTGCCAAAGGAAGGTTCCGCCCTATAGGACATTCATGCTTACAATAATGGCTACGCAATTCCGGTGTCTTATACAGATCTGACATCATCACCACTGTATCTGGGGGTACGTTTTTGGTTACTCCTAACTCATGATTTGCCAGAGTTGATGTTGATATTCCTAACAACTCAGCAGCTCTTTCCCTGCTGTTTAGAAGATCATTGTATTTTGCTGCCTTTTCTCTGCAAGCAAAATAAATATTCTTACCATCTTTCGTACAATCAAACTCCATTCTGTTTTCGCTCCTCATCTTTTATAATGAGTTCATGCTCAATCATCCGAGCAGGAATCATCATCAGTAATATTCAAATAATCACTTATTTTTTTTCTGATAGGAGGTGATATCACACGACCATTTAAAACTGACGAAATGTATGAACGATTGTTGCCGAGTTTTTCTGCCATATCAGAAACCCCGATATCTTTCTGAATCATGGCAATCTTGGCTTTCTTGCACCAAGGAGACAACTTTTCCGCCATATGTTTTGCTCCTTTCTTTTCTTTACTTTTATTGTGTTTTTCTTTATAATGAAGATTGATTTTATCTTTAAAATAAACTTTAAAATCATCTTCAAAATCATCTTACATTTGTTATATTAACTCGTAAAAATGAGTAGGTCAATACTTTTTACTCATTTTTTTGAGTTTCCATGAAGGAGGTACTATGTTCTACGACAATTTTAAGGCTGCCTGTGAGCGAAAAGGCACCACAATAACCGCTGTTTTAGCGGATATAGGAAGGGCGAGCGGCAATACTGGTGGTTGGAAAATGGGAAAATTTCCACGATTGGATATTGTTATGGAAATTGCAGAATATCTTCAGATCAGCATTGATGAATTGGTTTATGGATTAGGGCAGGCTCCATATTCTGGAAAAACTCAGAATTGTGAGTTTAGCAGTGAGTGGGGCGATATCATCTCTCAGATACCTGAGGATCGTCAGCAGCTTTGTAAGGATTTCCTGCGTACTCATATGGTTTCTGCTCCCGAAAAATACGCTGATAATAAGAGAGCATAATATCCCCTGACTATTTTGAATGGTATCGGAATAACAAAACCAAATAACAGGAGGTTTTCTTATGAATAAAAAGATCACTATTCAACCACAAGCACCTTTGGTTCCCAAAAAAGATGCTTTTGTCTTGGAACTTCAAAGGCTCCTTGCCTGCTACCAGTTGGCAGATCAAAGAGACAGGGAAATTGTGTGGTCTGTGCTCAACAAATATGTGCCACATATCATTTAAAATCAAAGGACAGCCCCATGCAGGGGCTTTCTTTATGCACTTGGGAGAAATATTATGGCAAGAAGAAAAACCGCTTTAAGGGGCGTATCTGCGCCCGCTCGCATAACTAAAGTAGCAATATACATCAGAGTGTCTACTATTCACCAGGTAGACAAAGATTCCATACCTATGCAGAAAAAGGACCTCATAGCGTATTGTCAGCTTATTCTTGGTACTGATAATTATGAGATTTTTGAAGATGCTGGTTACTCAGGAAAAAACACTGACCGCCCAGCTTTTCAAGATATGATGGGAAGGATCCGGAAAGGTGAATTCACCCATGTTCTTGTTTGGAAAATTGACAGAATATCCAGAAATCTTCTGGATTTTGCAGAAATGTATGAAGAACTTCAATCGTTACGTGTTACCTTTGTAAGCAAAAATGAACAGTTTGATACCTCCACTGCTATTGGTGAAGCTATGCTGAAAATTGTTTTAGTATTTGCTGAATTGGAAAGAAACATGACCTCAGAGCGTGTTACAGCAACAATGATCTCCAGAGCCAATAATGGGCAATGGAACGGTGGCAGGGTTCCTTTTGGATATTCCTACGATTCCAAAACGTCTACTTTCTCCATCAGAGAAGATGAAGCTCCAATATGTCGCAAATTAAAAGATTTATACCTAGAAAATAAATCCCTTGTTTATACTGCAAGGGCTTTAAATACTGCTGGTTATAAAACACGATCCGGTGCAGACTGGACTGCTACTACTGTATGGATTATTGCATCCAGCCCATTTTATGCCGGCATTTATCGTTATAACCGATATAAAGGGACCGAAAATAGAACTCTCAATCCAGAAGATGAATGGGTTATGATTCCAAACCACCATCCAGCTATTTTTACCCTGGAAGAACACGAAGCAATGAAAGCCTCATTAAAAATAAATTCAAAAAACATTGATAATCCCGTTGGGAGGATGCATACTACTGCCAATGTTCATATATTTCAGGGAATTGCCTATTGTGGCAAATGTGGAAATAAAATGGTATCCACCCCAGGAAGGAAACATGCTGACGGATATAGGTCATCTAATTACAGTTGTCCTCTTCACCGGAAAAGCAATAAATGCGATAACGCTACTGTAAGCGATATGATTGTAGGCGAGTTTATCATTAACTATATTTTAAATATGCTCAATGCGAAGAAAACTTTTTCCAGTATTGATACTCCGGAAGAATTGCAAAAGCATTTGCTGATTGGCTCTACCTTCTCCGATATTTCTTCCATCAAAAAAGATGGGCTGAATGACTTCTTCAATCTTTTGTCCAGATATGGTTCAGATAATTCCTATGTTTTTGCAATTAAAAAGCCTCGGAAGAAAAAGGCCTCTGTTGATCCTGAACTTGCTTCTCTCCGCAAAGAAAAAGAAAAGCAGGAACGTGCCTTGCAACGTTTACAAGATTTATATCTGTATTCGGACAAATCAATGTCTGAAAAAGACTTTATTCTTCGAAAAAGTGAAATATCGGATCACCTAAAAAGCATCAATGCCCAACTTGGTCTCATTACCCAGAATACAGACTCTTTTCTGTCTGACGAAGAATTTATAAAGCAAGCCAGTCATCTTCTCATACAGAAGGAATTAAAAAACCGGAAATATATCTACTACAAAAATCTTGCAACCTCTGTGGATCCAGAGATTCTTAAAACGTACATGGAAACAATTCTTGATTCTATTTATATCATTGATGGCCGCATAAGTTCCATTGTCTTCAAGAATGGTCTTACACACAAATTCATCTATAAAAATTGACACCGACATAAATGCCGGGCACAAAAATAACCAGGAAGCTTTTATACCTCCTGGTTGTTTTTTATGTCTTCTGTATTTTCTTATACCTAACAAATGTTGGAAAATGGTGTTATTCGATAAACATGGCATCCCGGATATTTATGAATTGTAACCTAAATCCAACATTTGTTGGGTTGCATATTAATAGGAAGTTATTCTTTATCTACCTGTTCCTGCTTATTATTTTCGCCGTAAAATTCTTCCACGTCTGGACCCTCCCCGTATTCTTCTGCACACTTCTTACTGTCAGGATAAAGGAACATACACGCTCCTTCTGTTATACTACAACCATATCCATGATATTCGTCCGTACAATACGCATATTTACATTTTCCTGCCATCTTCGTTCCTCCTTAATAAAACGGTAATTCTTCATTATCACTGGTACTCATAAATCCATCAGATTCTTCCTGTGCCCTCAGCTGCTGTCTCTGCTGACTACTTGAACGATTTTGTTCTCCTGCCTGATTATTCTGCTGGCTGGCAACTTTGCTCTCTGCAAAGTCCTGCTCTTCAATCACTATATTGGTTGTATATACTTTCTGCCCGTCTTTATTCGTATAACTTCCCGTTTGAATCCTTCCGACAATTACGATCTTTGTACCTTTATGGAAATATTTTTCAGCAAACTCTGCCGATTTTCCAAATGATACACAGTTGATATAATCTGCGGATGCTTCATTGTCTCTCTTGATTCTTCGTTCTACAGCAAGTGTAAACTTGGCAATAGCTGTCGCATTATCTCCCTGTGAATATCGCACTTCTGGGTCACGTGTAAGACGGCCCATTAAAATGACTTTATTCATAACTTCTATTTCTCCTTTACATAATAAGGACAGTTCTCTGCAAGCTCATAGCTGTCCAACGTATCGCATTGCATTCTGCATTCTTCTTTCTTCGGACAGCATATGCAGCAATAATCCATTCCTTCAGAACAGTTTAATCTGCACTTCCCTCTATCATTCTGCTTCACCATTATAAGTCTATCATTTTCTCTTTCTGTTAATTTCTCTATTTATTCCGTCTCTCAATTTAATAGCTCTCTTAACTTCTTTGTCGGTATCTCTTACAGCTCTTCCACTTGCACATTTTACGCATTTGATCCGCCAGCCGCCATGGTATCTCTCAAAATGTCCGTATCCTGTCGGTACATACTTTCCGCAACAATAACATGTACCCGGATATCTATTTCTTGCCATTAATCTGCGCCTCCTTGAATCTCAGCCAAACACTTATTCCATCCATCCTCATACCCAAGTTCATATCCAGACGCAACCTTTGGAGCTTTGTTTTTCTCCGGTAATGGTCTCAGCGGACACCAATCAGGCTTAGCACTTGTGTCCTTAATATCTCTGCAATTTATTATACAAAGTTCAGCTAATACTCTGACATATATACATGATTTGCAATTTACTGGTGTATCTATCACTAATACTGATTTACTCATTTCCAGTTCTTTTTTAAGCTGGATTAATCTATCTCTTACATGGCTCATGCTTCCACCTCGCTGTCTTCTGGCATCTGAAAACACGTAGTTTCTTTGAACGATTCTCTTATAGCATCCAGGATCTTTTTATCTCTTTCTGCTTTCTGTGCTTCATTGAATATCCTTAAGAGTACAGCTACAGTGTTTTTTGCATATTCAGCTTCTTCGTAGGCTTTCTGAATCATGTCAAGGACCTTGAGAGTCTTTTTTTCGCTTGAATACTTTCCAAGCAGCCCACAGGCATTTTCTGAATATACTATTGATATCCAAATATCGTTGCCCTCGCTTACTTCGTGATCTATCCCTACTGATGCTCTTATATAATCCATAATCCTTTCCTTATCCTGACTTCTAATTAACATCTATTCCTCCTATCTTGCCATTTTCTTCATAACTTTAAAAAACTTTTTAACACTTTTCATAAGCCGCTTACTTATCTTCATTTTTTCGCCTCCCTACAAATGTACTACCAGCTTCGAAGAGCTAGATCCGATCTTTCTATAGTTTAAATATTAAATAAATCAAATATTGATAACTGCCCTTCTGGTAAAAGCTTCTCTTCTTTTACAACCGGCATAATATCTTTATATTCCTCTTTCGCTGATTGCATCATTCCTGAAAAATCCCAGTGCACGAATCTCCGCATTGCAACAAGATCATCTTCCAAAATACTCTGACTATAGCCAGAGATATATTTGATTATGGCTGCTTCTTTCTGGCTCTTTTCACTTTTCCCGAATAATCCTATATAATCTGGATTTTCCTTTATACTTTGCATCCGTTCAGATGCTTTTCGCCTGATCTCATCACTTTTCACCATATAATTTGGCGGTACCTGTTCTGGCAATGGCAAGTAATATTCTTCCGGGTAATCCCCTTCCTGCAATTCTTCCTCGCACAGCCTACGCCCATATATGATGTGATTCCTTACCAGGTTCAGGTTTACTCCATCAGTCCAAAACGGATCGCTGCCGCCATTTTCCTGGAGCCTTTTCCACTGTTCATGCGATTCCCGGATAACCTCAGCAAGCTGTTCCTTTCTGCTCCTCTGCTTTTTTGCCATTTCCTATGCTTCCAAACTTCGCTTCGATTGCTTCTTTGATCTTCCCTCTCAGTGCCGGTCCTACGCCTTTGACTTCTCCGATCACTTCCATAAGCTGTTCATCGGTAATTGTTTTGACCGGTTTCTCGGTTACTGATTTCTGGCCATCATTAAAACCGTTGATATAAATACGTGTGCAAAACTCATCAAACTGCTGATGATCATATTTCTTTACTGTCTTGTACACTTCTCTGGTAGTTGTGTACCCTCCTATGCGTCTTTTCGCCATTGTTACTCCTCCTGTGTCTGTAACCATTCTCTGACATTCTTTTCTCTCTTTTCTATTGGACATTCAGCAGCACAGCCGCTTTCACAATCCTCGCATCCCTCATCACAACTTGGTACTTTCAACCCTTCTGCGTAGACTTCTCCCCACGCCAACAGATCAACAAGTTCCTCGTCAGATAAATTTCTGATTTTATCTGCATTTGTCATGGTGCTTCCTCTCTTAACCAGTCCACTATATTTCCGTATGAATCATGAATTTCAGCCTCATTCCCCTTGCTGTCAAGTACTGATAAATATGGTTCATTATCTGATGATACAAATGCACATATATTATGCAGCCATGTAGCCAGCTCCTCATCGCTCATAGAACGAATCCACTCAGCATTTGTCATTTCAACGCCTCCAGTTCCTTTTTCACTCTTTCCAGTGAATACCGGGCATTATCCGTAAGCTGTCTCTGCCAGCAATTATTTTTCCGGCTCCATCTAAAACCATTCTTTTTCAGAATATCTCGCACTTCTGCTTCCGGTTTGCCATCAAAGAAAAGCTGTAAACGCATGATCTCCGCATTTTCTGCGGTACGGAAATACTCATTTTCACTCTCGGTGTTTCCTTCTGTTTTAGCCGCTCTGAGCTTCTTGAGCCTGCCTTCTATCCGGTGAATCTCTGCATTATTGTTTGAAAGCTGGTATGTAGCAAATGGTTTGTCCTCATAATGCCAATCTTTCTGCATTTCAGCTTTCAAGCTGTCAATCTGTTCCTGTGTCAATACAGGGCAGCCATCCAGAGTTTTGTTCTTTCTGTAATAGGCGTTTGCAGCTTTCATTTTTTCCTGCAATTCCTTTAATCCGTTCAGCTTCTTTTCCAAACGTTCTACTGCATCAGCATCACCAGATTTGATAATGCCCTTTCCGGTTCCAATACTCCGGATCCGGTTCAGCATCTTCTGAATTTCCTGAAATTCTTTGTAATTTCTATCGGATGCAGCATTCTGTTTTTCTTTCTTCCTTACCGGAAAGTTCGCCGGTCCGCAAATCATAACTGACGGGCACATACAACCGATGCGGCTTCGATCATTCAAATTGGCCGCCATCTTTTTGGAATATCTATCTGCAATACCATATACCCTGTCGACTTCCTCTGGTCTGCTCTCAGCAACCTTGTCTGCCAAATCATATGCCTCATCAACATATCCTTTGTACTCCGCTGTCAGGCTTCCTTCTTTGTAATCTCGGAACGACATCATCTCATGAGCAGACCTTGCGGACTGCTCATTGATCTCGTAATAGATTCGTTCTCTCATTCTTCTTTTTCCTCCTCTTCGTCTGATAATTCATCCAGGAATCCGTACAGCTCAATGATTTCGTCCTCATTCAGCTTGGATTCGATTCTTTCTGCAAAATTACAAAATCTTTCGCATAACGGTTTCTGGGATTCTCTGATCTTTCTGTTTTCTTCCTCCACATCCTCAAAATATGTAGAAGCAAGGATAACTTTTTTCTTCGCCTCAGAAACAATGACTGGTTTGTAGCCTCTCTTTTTCAAGGCTTCCATATCTTTCTGATCTGTAACCGGTGCTGCCTTCGCCCCATATTCATTGATAAAATCTTCTGCGATCTCATTTTTCAGGTCTTCCGGTACGCACTCCCACATAATGTACTGACCGCTATATGAATCAATAGATTTTTTCAACAGTTCTGCATTCTGAGCATTCTCAACCATTTTGGAAGCATACCAGCAAACATCGAATGAATTTATCATGTTTCTGTCTCTTTCCAATCTCACGTAACAGGGTTTAAAGTCTACGCCAATGTCAAGTCTTGGTTCTTCACAGATATATAATCCTCCGACAAATATCTTCCCTTTGTGCTCTGGGCTTTCCAGAATATCTCCATACATTGTTTCGATTTTCTGGTAATCTCCCTGTAAATGAAGATTGGACTTTTTGACTGTTTCATATTCTTCTGGCGTAATTCCGAAAATTTCAATCATAAGACTGTGATCTGGTACTTTCTCCCATACCGCCGCAGTTTCTACAAAAAATGTAGGTACTAAAGCACCATCATATTTTCTGGACTTTACCAGCCTTGGTCTCCACACTTCACGCCTGCAGTAATTGTTAAATACAACTGTTTTTCCTGATCTCAAAAGAACAACCGTTGCAATTTTGTACCCTTCTCCATGATTCCCGATCATGGCATCATCATCATTTTTAGTGGTC